GCCGCATGACGACACGCGGCGCTGCTCCTTGACAAACGCCGTGCACGTTGGCATCCTGATAACGTGGCCGTAAGGCCAACCTCGAAACGCCCCGTGAGCGCACCGCTCCGGGGCTTTCGTGGTTCAAACCCCCGTCGCCGTAAGTGCTGACGGGCGCGGGACGCGAGCGATCGTCTCCTGCACAGCCTCGTCATTTCCCCGGCGGATGACGAGTGTGCGCGCCGCCAGCGACCACGTATGGCGGCTAGCCGGACACCCCACCGGCCCACTGACTGTGAGCCGGGACAGCGACCAGTGGCGCCGCGAGTCGCTTTGCCCGCTTGCACGAGAGCCCACCTGTGGCACTCGGAGGGACCGCTGCCCCACAGGCAGCAGCGGGGCACAGACTTCCCTGACGCACGCCGCGACCACTCACGCACACGAGCCGCCAGCTCGAGCCGCAAGGCACTAGCGACCTCGCGCGGAGACTGACGGGAACCCCACCACGCCGCCGAGAAGGGACACAACCGTGAGCCTTCCCACCATCGTCATCCCCGTTGGCCTTGAAGGTGCGGGCGATCATGCCGAACTGCGTTATGCGTTGCGGTCCATCGACAAGCACGTCCCCCACGGTCGCGTCATCATCGTCGGCCACAAGCCCGCATGGGTGTCCGATGAGGTTGAGCACATCGCCGTGGAGCAGATCCCCGGTCAACGCCACGGCAACTACCGGGCCAACATTCGTGCCGCCTGCAAGGCAGTCCCCGAAGGCTTCATCATCTGGCACGACGACATGTTCGCGATGCGTCCGGTCAAAGCCGTCGAGGTCGTCAACGGCGGCCCCATGCTCGCCCGCATCGAGACATTCGAGAAGGCTGACGGTCAGTCGTCTTACACCAAAGCGCTGCGCGCCACCCTCGCGTGGCTCGAGGCGAACGGCCACCCTGAGCCGACTATCTACGACGGATGCCACACGCCGCTGCCGGTGACCGACACCGCGGCCATGCGTGATGCGCTTCTCATCGCCCGCAACGCCGAAAAGGCTGGCACGCTCCTGTGCTCGCAGTCGATCTACGGCAACCTCGCCGGCATCGGCGGTCGCAAGGTCGGCAACGCGAAGGCCGACAGCGGGTGGAAGACCCGCACCTGGGTCAGCACCTCGGATGAGCGCTTCACCAGTGGCGCGGTTGGTGAGTACATCCGAGGCAAGTTCCCTGAGCCTGGCAGGTATGAGAGCTAGTCGCTAGACTCTCGCCCATGAAACGCATCGGGGGGATCGCGCTCATCGCGGCGCTCGCACTCAGCGGGTGCCTCATCGCACCATCCACGCGAGAGGCCGCCCCGAGCGAAGCCGCCGAGTCCGCCGCGCCCACAGCGACCACACCGGCACCCCAGGAGGTCGCCCCAGATGTCGTGGGGCTCACCCTCGACATCGCACGCGAGACACTAGCCAACTTTGAGCTCGTCGAGATTGACGGCACGGGCCAGGGTCGCTCCGTGTGGGCGGCTGAGAACTGGACCGTCACCGCGCAGGCGCAAAGCGGCAATACCGTCACCCTGACCCTCGCCAACAAGCGCGACGAGGCCGGCACCCAGTCCGACACACTGCCTGCGCGCGTCACGGAAGCACTCCTGGCGGCGTCGGGAGTCGCGTCATTCCAAGACCTCGAGCCGACCAGCCCTGGCTACTGGATCGCTGGCATCGAGACCGTCAGTGCGGGCACCGTGCGAGCAACCATCCAGACAACCCTCACCGACGAAGAACGCGAGTCTGCGGGGCGATGGGTCATGCAAATGGCATGCGGCACTGTTGAGGACCTAGACGTGGTGGTCATCCGCGACAGCAGTGGCATCGATAGCAACCACTACCGCCACAACTACCAGCTCTGCACCTAGCCTCACAGGGGGTGGAGATGACCACCTCGCGAACGGGCACCGCAAGATGGAAGCGCATCCGTGCGCAAGCCATAGCGCGGGCAATGGCCGATGGGGTCACCAGGTGCCCACTCTGTGGTCGCGAACTCGATTACGCGCCAGGAGCGCGCCACAACGGCGCGGTCGAGATCGACCACATCACACCGCACGCCCTGGGCGGCGAGGACCACATTGAAAACACCCGCCCCCTATGCCGCCGATGCAACCGGGCGCGAACGGCGGCGATCGGCAAGCGTCGCTCGCGCAGTGTGGCAGCAAACCGCGTGACCCGCCGAGCAGGAGAGCAGGCCGTCGAGTGGTAAGGGGTGGGGAGGGTCCCCCCCTCGCCCGCGGGGCGCCTCCACACGGTGCTAGTGATATCCCCCCGGACTTTTTTCCATAGACACACCCCCAAGGGGTGCGATTCGAGGCAGGAGGTGCACCGTGGCTCGCCCTGCCCTCAAGGTTGTTGCCGACACTCCCACGCCGAAGTCGCGCAAGCGCCCCATGACGATCATCGAAGCCATCGAGGCAGGCGACCGCCTGGCCGAACTTGAGGCCACGCACCGCCGCATCGCCAAGGCGGTGCAGGACGAGGCCACCCCCGCACGCGATCTGGCCTCTCTGTCGCGACGGCAGATGGAGATATCGCGCGAGATTGAGTCCCTGCGCCGCCAGATGGACGAGGAGGCCGCCGATGGCGTCATCCCCGAGGACGAGGACTGGGACGAAGAAACTATCTGAGGTCGCGCGGCACATCTGCCGCCCGGCCGGGATTACTTCGACTGGCTGGCCCGCAGTTGCGTCGCGGCTGGCACAGTTCGGAATCCCGTTCGACTTGTGGCAGCAGGGCGCGGCGCGGCTGATTCTCGCCAAGCGCTCCGATGGACTGTATGCGGCCGGTGTCGGCGGCGCGGTGCTGTCGATACCTCGCCAGGCCGGCAAGACCTACCTTGTTGGTTGGGTCGTGTTTGCCCTGTGCACCCTCACTCCAGGCCTCACGGTGATCTGGACGGCGCACCACACACGGACCTCAAACGAGACCTTTGGGAAGATGCGGGCGATGGCTCGCCGCCGGAAGGTCGCGCCGTACATCGAGAAAGTGCGTGCGACGAACGGCGAGCAGGCGGTCCTCTTCAAGAACGGATCCCGCATCCTTTTTGGCGCTCGCGACCAGGGCTTCGGCCTGGGCTTCGACATGGTGGACATCCTGGTCGTGGACGAGGCGCAGCGCGTCAAGGAAGTCGCGATGAATGACATGGTGCCTGCCACCAATGCGGCACCTAACGGCCTGGTGCTCCTTATGGGCACTCCACCGCGACCGACCGACGACGGCAAGGTGTTCACAAGCCGTCGAGAGGACGCGCTGGGCGGCGACCCGGACACGCTCTACATTGAGCTCAGCGCCGACGCTGACGCGAAGGTCATCGACTGGACGCAGGTGGCGAAGGCTAACCCGTCCTACCCTCACCGCACCGGCAAGGCCGCGATCCTGCGCATGCAGAAAATGCTCGGATCGGATGACAACTTCCGGCGCGAGGCTTATGGCATCTGGCGAGCGAAGACGAGCAATGTCGCCTTCACTCTCGACGCCTGGCGCTCGAGGGTGATCGAACACGACGCCGTGCCGAAGAGGGGCCGCAAGGTGTTCGCGGTGGTGTTCGCCTGGGACGGCTCCGGCGTGGCGTTGGCTGGCGCGCTCCGACCGGACGAGGGCCCGATTCACGTCGAGGCGATCCAGCAGGCTCCCATGTCGGACGGTACGCGCTGGCTGGTGGATTGGCTGGCCGCACGCCACGAGCAGGCGGCGCAGATCGTTGTCTATGGCAAGGGTTTCGCGGAGTCGTTCATTGACCGCCTGCGCGAGGAGGGCGTGCGCAATCGAGCACTGATCCTGGTGCCAACGTTCGCTGAGTCGCTGACGGCGCACGCGATGCTCGATGAGGCCGTCAAGCAGGGGTCGGTGACTCACGTTGACGACAAGGAGTTGGAGCGTCAGGCGACCACGGCGCAGCGGGTGTCTCGCGGTCGCGATGGTGTCGGCGGCGGCTTCATGTGGCAGCCACCAGATGGCGACACCTGCCTCATGCTCAACGCCGTCACCTTTGCCCACTGGGGCGGACGAATCACGAAACGAACAGGCCTGGGACGCGCAGGCGGACGCAGGGTTGGAGGTGTGCTTTGACGGAGACCCCCGTAGTCGCCCCTGGCCTGGATGACGACACCCAGCGCCTGGTCAACGGCCTGCTGGAGCTCCTGCGCAAGAAGGCTCCGCGCAACAAGGTCCGCAAGGCGCGTTACGACGCGAAGTACCAGGTCAAGATGTTCGCAAACGTCCTGCCTCCCGCCTATCAGCAGTATGCGCTCACTCTCGGGTGGTCGGCGCGCGCGGTGGATGCGCTGGCGGCGCGCTGTCGGCTCAGATGCTTCACTCACGCGGACGGCATGGACACCTTGGAGAACATGGGCGGCCTGGACCTCATCGCCGACAATGACCTGCTGTCGGAGACGGGCCAGGCTGTCACCTCGTCGCTGATCCACGCGACAGCGTGGGTAACCACCGTCGCCGGCGAGGTTGAGGACGGCGAGCCGCCTGTGCTGATCCAGTACCACGACGCACTGAGCGCTACCGGCGAGTGGAACGCTCGCCGCCGCCGCCTGGACGCCGCCCTGGTTGTCAATGACCGCGACAAGCGAGGCAACCCCACGTCGCTCACTCTGCATGAGTACGGTGTGGTGACCAGCTTGCGTCGTGATGGCAGCCAGTGGAGCGTGGTGGATCGCGTCGAGCACGACTACGGCATGACCGCAGACCCGATGCGCTATCGAGCCCGCCTGGGACGCCCGTTCGGGTCGTCCCGGATAACGCGCCCGATGATGTCTATCCAGGACGAGGCGATTCGTGACCTGATGCGCGCCGAGGGTCACATGGACGTGTATGCCTGGCCGGAGTTCTGGCTGCTCGGTGCCGACAAGTCTGTGTTCGGCTCTGATGACCGCTTCCAGATCATGCTCGGGCGCATCAAGGCAATTCCGGACGATAACGACGCCGCCAACCCGCGTGCTGACGTGAAGCAGTTTCCCTCGTCCAGCCCTGAGCCGCACCTTGCGCACATCAACGCCATGGCGAAGCTGTTCGCGCGTGAGGCTGGGATGCCAGACTCGTCTCTGGCCATCACGGACACCTCGAATCCCACCAGCGCCGAGGCGTACGACTCGTCGCAGTATGAGCTAATCGCTGAGGCTGAGACTGCGATGGCGGGCTGGCAGTCCGACCTGGAGCGCGCCTATGTGCGGGCCCTGGCGATGCTGAACCGCGACCCGAGGCTGATGAAGCAGGGGTCGAAGATTCACGCCGACTGGCGTCCGGCGCGGTTCCTGTCACGCTCTGCCGAGGCCGATGCGGGGATGAAGCAGTTGGCCGCCGTGCCGTGGCTAGCCGAGACTGAGGTGGGCTTGGAGCTGCTGGGCTTGACCCCCGAGCAGATCGCCCGCGCCACGTCAGAGCGGCGACGCAACTCGGCGTCGTCAACGCTGGAGCGTCTGCTGAGTGGTGGAGCTGGCGCCCCCGCCGAGGACGCTGACGAGGTGCGCGCATATGACGACGCGCGATGACGTTGACCGCCTGTCGAGGGCGCTGCGCCGTGCGGTGGAGTTGGCGCGGCGCGACCTCGAGACAGCGTTCACGAGCCTGCCGCTGTCGAACCCGGAGGCGGCGCGTGACGCACTGCTGGAGATCGTTCCGGCGTTGACGCGCAAGTATGGCGACATCGCGGCCACAGCAGCCGCCGAGTGGTATGAGGAGATGCGCGCCCGCGAGATCGGTGGACGGTTCACCGCGACGTTGGCGGACAACGCCGACGAGGCGCTTGTCCAATCCACCGTGCGACGACAGGCGGGGCATCTGTGGAAGCCCGACCAGTCAAAGACGCTCGAAGTCCTGGCCGGATCGCTTCAGCGCTACATCACCAACTCGGGCCGCGCCACGGTCGCGCGCAACGCGGGGCAAGACCCGGCACGCCCGCGGTACGCGCGAGTGCCGCGCGGCGCGAAAACCTGCGCGTTCTGCATGGCAATGGCGTCGCGCGGTTTCTTCTATCACTCACAGGAGGCCGCTGGCGGCCACTGGAATCACTTCCACGATGACTGCGACTGCCAGATCGTCATGGTGTGGGACAAGGATGCCCACCACATCGCCGGCTATAACCCGGACGCGATGTACGACAAGTACCTCCAGGCCCGCGAGTCCTCCGGGTCTGGCGACCTGCGGGTGATTCTCGCCGAACTGCGCCGCATGTTCCCTGACGCCGTGACTGACGGCGTGATCTGACTTCCCGCCGCTTGGCCGGGACTGCGCTACGTGCGCGCTCAAGCACGGATTTACGGGCGACGGCCCAAAAACGGAAGGAATCACCATGGCTGACGACGCCACCACCACGCCTGTGTCGGAAAACGACGGCCAGGCGGAAACCTGGAAGGCCCCGGCCTCTCAGGACGAGCTCAACCGGATCATCGAGTCCCGTCTTGCGCGCGAGCGTGCGAAGTACGCCGATTTCGACTCCCTCAAGGAGAAGGCGGAGAAGTACGACGAACTCAAGGCGAAGGACAAGTCCGAGATCGAGAAGGCAACGGAGCGGGCCACGGCGGCAGAGTCCAAGTTGGCCTCCGAGACGCTTCGCGCTGATCGTGCCGAGATTGCCCTCGAGAAGGGGCTCACCCTCACCCAGGCCAAGCGGCTTGTGGGCACCACGCGCGCAGAGCTTGAGGCCGACGCCGACCAGTTGGTCAAGGACCTCAAGATCGACAAGGCCAAGCTGCCACGCGCGCGCGAGCAAGGCATGTATTCAACCACCCCCGCCGATGATCCGATGCGCGATGTTGCGCGCACGCTATTCAAGCGCGGGGACTAATCCGCAAAGGAGGCCGTCGTGGCCGACAACGTTCTCAACACCAACACCGGAGTTCTCGAGCTCCCCAAGCAGAAGATCGAGCCTTGGGTTAAGGAGGTCGCTAACGGCTCTGCCGTGGCGTCACTCAGCCCCTCCACCCCCATGATCTTCGGTCCCGGACAGGGCTTCACCTTCGACATTGGCGAGGCCGAGTATGTGGGCGAGTCCGCCAGCAAGTCCGGCTCGGAGATTGTGCCCAAGAAGCAGACGGTCACCCCGTTCAAGTTCCAGAAGACTGTGCGCATGTCGCAGGAGATCCTCTGGGCTGACGAGGACGCCCAGATCGCTGCCGTGGATCAGATTCTCGCCAAGATTCAGCCTGGCCTGTCGCGCGCGCTGGACTTCGGCATCTTCCATGGCATCAACCCCAAGGACGGCACCGCCGTGGTGGCGATGACCCAGAAGCTCTCTGACACCACCAACGTCGTGACCGTGGGCGCCAACGCGGCGTACACCTACCTCGACGCTGCCGACGCGCTGGTCCTTGAGGATGGCTATGCACCGTCCGATGTGGCGCTGGACCCGACTTGGGCGGCTTCGTTCGCGACTCTGCGCGCAACGCAGACCGAGCAGAAGATGTACCCCGGATTCAAGCTCTCGACAACCGTGTCGGAGCTCGACGGACATCGTGCGTCTGTGTCGCGCACCGTCCGGGCGCTTGCCGTGGCCGACAACCCCACCGGCGTGCTCGGCTTCGTGGGCGACTTCTCGGCTATCCAGTGGGGCATTCAGCGCCAGATTGGCCTGGAGCTGATCGAGTACGGCGACCCGGACGGACTGGGTGACCTCAAGCGCAAGAACGAGGTCGCCTTCCGCGCCGAGGTCGTCTACGGCTGGGGCATCGCCGACCTGAACGCCTTCGCGGTGGTCAAGGTTGGCGCGGGCTCCGGTTCGTCCGCCGCGTCGTCGTCCAGCGCGGCATCGTCGTCCGCCGCCGCGTCGTCGTCCGCCGCGTCGTCGTCCAGCGCGGCGTAAGCGGCAATCGACCCTGGGGGTGGCGTGCTCGCGCATGTCACCCCCAGGCCGTAGCCGAGATTGGAGGTGAGCCGTGACGCCGCTGGCAACCGTGCAGGATGTGGAAGCGCGACTAGAGCGACCGTTGACGCCCGTCGAGGAGAGTGTGGTGGACGGCCTCCTGGAGGAGGCTTCGTCTATCGCTCTGGCTCACATGCGGCTACCCGAAGGTCACTACGACAACGTCGATAACTTGCCGGTGCCTACGATGGTCAAGATCGTGGTGTCGCGCATGGTCGCGCGCGTGCTCACCCGCCGCGCCGAGTCTGAGGTCGGCGGCCTTAATGTTCCTGTGGGGGCGACTCAGAGGCAGGAGACGGCGGGACCGTTTTCCGGCATGACGACGTTCGTCTCCGGGTCCACATCGGGCGGCCCGTGGTTGGAGCGAATGGACCGCCTGCAGCTCGATCAGGCACGCGGCGACCGTCAGGCGTTCACGATCGATACCGCCCCAGGCCGATCTACCGTCCATGCCGACGTGTGTTCGCTGAACTTCGGGGCGGCCTACTGCTCATGCGGGGCGTCCATCGCCGGACACCCCATCTACGAGGTGGACGAGTGATCCGCGAGTCAGTCACCCGATATCGCCGCGTGCAGTCCGGCGCGGACGCTTACGGCACCCCGATCTACACCCGCACCGCCACCGCCCTACCTCCGGCGCTGTTTGCCCCCGGCGGCGTCTCGGAGCCCATCGAGCCCGGCCGTGAGCCGGTCGTAACGGAGCCGACGCTGTATTGGCCGCACAACTGGCCGGACGTGATCGCGTCCGACGAGCTGGAGGTGCGAGGCAAGCGGTACGCGGTTATTGGCGAGCCTGCCGACTGGCGCGGCTCATCGGTGGGTGGCCTGGTGGTGAAACTCAAGCGAGCTGAAGAGGGTGCGGCGTGATGGCTAAGAACGTGAAGTTTGTCCTCCACCGCCGCGCTTTCCGCGATCAAGTGCTGCGAGGCCAGGGCGTAGACATGGAGCGCGCGCTCCGCGAAGCGCTCCCCGGCGATGACGTGGAGGTGGTGGCGGACGGTACGCGCATGCGCGCCTACGCCTCCGCGCCAATGAAAGACGAGGTGGAGTCGGGAGCGCTGACCCGCCGCCTAGGGGGTGGGCCGTGAGCGCGCGCATCCCTACCGCGCCGCCCGATGTGCTGGCGGCCCTCCTGCCGATCGTCCAATCTGGACTCAGCTCCGGCGAGAAGGCTGCGCACGTACTAAGTGAGGCCGACAAGCGCGCCGTCGTGGTGCGGGCTGACCTGCAGGGCCACGCCACCCCGATCTCACGCTACTGCCGTGTCGGTCTGACCGCGTTCTATCAAGACTCGAGTGGAAACTGGCGGCTCGACGAAGCTTTCGCTATGTCGAACCGCGCCGCCGCCGCGATCCTCCAATCTTCCTCCCCGCTGATCTTGGCTGCCGAGTGGCAGTCAGGTCCATTCGAGGTGACGGATGTCATCAAGGACAAGCCCGTCGCCTATTCCACGCTCCTGCTTGAGGTCGCCTCGACCCTCCTGTAAGCCGATGTCGCCATGGCGACACCGAATCCGACGCCGCCACGTCGGGAGATACATCAACTCTCGAAAGGACGGCCGCCATGGCTGACGAATACATCTCGGAGAACAACAACGCTGAACTGGTGCGCCTCATCAAGCAGGGCGCAGTGTTCCTGTTCGAGCGCGGCACGCTCTCGAACGTCCCCACCTCCGCCGACTGGACACCAGGCCCCGCCGAGAAGGCCCGGTGCGTCGGGTACTACGGTGAGGATGGCGCACAACTCAACCCCGTGCCTGGGGACACCACCGACTTCTTTGCGCACAACGCGGACGTGGTGGTGTCGGAAACCAAGCCCGGCTGGTGGGAGTTTGCACTGTCCGCACTCGAGGCCAACAAGGTCGCCATCCCCGCCTACTTCGACATCGACTCAAGCGGGATCGACGAGAACTCGAAGCTCACCGTCAAGGGCGCGGCCAACAACCGCCACTACGAGATGGTGGTCGCCGGCCTGGATCAGGCGGCCCGCAAGATCCTCGCCTACTTCCACGACGTAAAGATCGGCTCGAAGGAAGGCATGACGCTGAACACGTCCACGCTGATGGCGTCGGGCATGACGTTCCGCACGTTCCCCAAGGCGGATGGCACGCACTTTGAGGCGTGGGGCTTCATCGCTCCCGCATCGTCCGCGTCGTCGAGTGCCGCCGCTTCCTCCTCCGCTGCCGCTTCTTCGAGCGCGGCCTAACAAGACTCCCCCGGCCCGGCGTTGGCGGACCTCGGGCCGGGGGTCTACCGCCACTCCGCCACCAGCGAAAGGTCTGCCGCGATGGCTATCGACATCATCTCCGAGCCTACGGGCGAGATTCCCGGACTCGACTTCAATATCACGGCATCGGATGGGCGAAAGGTCACCCTCACCCTGCCCGTCCTCGGCTCCCGCAATGTCCCAACGGGCATCATGGCGCTCGTCGGCTCAGTCCACGACGCCCAGGGTGCCACTGATCGCGAGATCGCGCGCGTGCTGTACCAACTCCTCGAAGCGGTGCGTGGGTGGCTTCCAGAGCAGGGGCGCATTTTGTGGAGCCTCGACTTCGACGCGGCGCTCAAGGTATTCACGGCCTGGTTTGAGGCGTCCGCCGAGCAGGGCGGCTTCGACCCAAAAGCGTAGAGAACGGCACGTTTCTCGCGATCCTCGTCCACTATCGGGGCCCGCTAGCCGTGGACTTTCAGGAGCGCTACGGCCTGGCAGTCCGCGACTACCTGGGTAACCACTCCTGGAATGAGGCGTGGGAGCTCACTCGCCCACTGCTGGCGTCGCCCTACTCCCACACGGCGGCTGCGATTCGCAAGTGGTTGCGGCCTCCGGAGCCGGTCGAGGCCGTCGGCTTCCTTCTTATGGACTTCTATCTCGCGGCAAATCGCCGCAAGAACGCGACGAAGCCGAGGCCTATCGAGAGGCCGTGGGAGAAGCGCCCGCCCAGCCGTCCCGCGATGACCGCGGCCGACAAGCGCCTCCGCGCGGAACTTAAGGCCAGTCTCGGCCTGGACTGACATTCATCTCGCCCGCCGCCACGGGCCACTCGCTCGCAAAGGGGAGTAGCCCGTGGCACAGGAAATCGGCATCGCATATGTGACGGTTGCGCCGTCTGCGAAGGGTTTCGGCAAGGCCGTCGAAGGCGAGATTGACCAGGGCGTCTCCGGCGCCACCAAGTCCGCTGACGGCAAGCTCAAGTCCCTAGCTGGCAAGGTCGCGAAGTGGGGCAGTATCGCAGTTGCCGCCGTCGGAACCGCCATCACGGGACTTGCGCTCAAGGGTGGCATCTCGCGTGCCCTGAACATTGAGGACGCGCAGGCGAAACTCAGGGGCCTTGGTCACGACGCACAGTCCGTCGAGGCGATCATGACGAGCGCCCTGGCCGCAGTGAAGGGCACCGCGTTCGGGCTGGACGCTGCGGCGACGACCGCCGCTGGTGCTGTCGCGGCGGGCATTAAGCCGGGACAAGAGCTGGAGAAGTACCTCCGCCTCACCGCCGACGCCGCCACCATCGCAGGCACGTCGATGAGCGAAATGGGTTCGATCCTGAACCGCGTCCAGACGCAGGGCCGCGCGTACTCGATGGAACTTAACATGCTCGCGGATCGCGGCATCCCGATCTATCAGTGGCTCGCCGAGGAGTATGGCGTGACCGCTGAGGCGTTGCGGAAGATGGTCGCGGCGGGCGAGGTGGACGCCGCTACTTACCGCAAGGTCATCGAGGAGAACATCGGCGGCGCGGCCTTGGCTTCGGGCGACACGGTGCGCGGCGCTTTTGCCAACATGGGCGCGGCACTGTCTCGCATCGGAGCGTCGGCGATCACGCCGTTTGTTGGCCTCGTCCAGGAGTCGCTCAAGTCACTGATTCCGCTCGCGGACTCGGTGGCGGCTGCGGTCGGCCCTGCCGCTGCGGAACTGGCCGAGAAGATCGCTCCGTATGTGCGCGAGTTCCTGGCGATGCTGTCGGGCGAGGATGTGTCGAGTGGGCCACTCGCTGGCCTGGTGGCGCTCCTCAATCCGCTGGGGGCGCTCATCAAGGAGATTCTTCCGGGCTTCATGACTCTCGGCGGGCAGGTGCAGGCGCTCGTCTCATCGCTTGGCGCCGCACTAGCCCCCCTGCTGCCGGTGATTGCCGACGCGCTGCTGGCTGTCGTGTCGGCGGCCGCCGATCTTGCGCCGATTCTGGGCGACGCACTGGTGTCCGCGGTGGCGGCGCTGGCCCCGGCGCTTCCGGTCATCGTCGGGGTGCTGGCCGCCCTGCTGGACGCGGTCAGGCCGCTCCTGCCGATTCTGGGCGATGCGCTGACCTCTGCGCTGGGGGTGCTGACTCCGCTTGTTGGGGTGCTCGGCGAGGCGTTCGCACAGATTTTCGCGGCCATCAAGCCGCTCTTCCCCGTCCTGGCGGAGATTGCCTCGGCGATCCTGCCTGTGCTGGTAAAGGTCGTCGGGGCGCTCATGGCTGCGCTCGCGCCGGTCGTTTCCGCGTTGGCTGGCGCGCTGGCGAAGATACTGCCCATCGTCGCCGATCTGCTGCTGACGGTGTGGGACGCCATATCTCCTCTGCTGGACGTGATCGTCCTGCTGGTCGAGGCGCTGGCTCCGGTGCTGGGGCTGCTCGGTGAACTCGTCGCTCTGATCCTGCCGCCCCTGATTCAACTCGTTGCATGGCTCATTGAGGGCATCGTCGGCCTGGTCGCGCCGCTGATCGAACAGCTCGCGCCCGCTTTGCAGGCGGTTGGCGAATGGTTCCAGCGCATGTGGGACGAATATGTGCGGCCGGCGATCGATGCCTTGCGCGCGGCATGGGACGAATTGTGGCCCCACCTGGTTGCGCTGTGGGAGCAGTACGGCGCTCCATTGGTGGCGGTCATTCAGGAGGTCATCCGGAACGTTCAGGTCGTGTGGTCGGCGGTGTGGGACGCGATCTCGACGGTCGTGTCGATCGCGTGGAGTTACATTCAGGCGGCCGTGGAGAACGCGCTCGCGGTCGTGCGCGGCGTTATCACCACGGTCACGAGCCTCATCCGTGGCGACTGGTCGGGTGCATGGGAGGCGATCAAGGCGACGGTGCGGACGGTGTGGAACAACATCGTGACTACGGTGCTCGACGCCGTGGGCAAGGTCATTGACTCGGTGTCTGGCATCAAGGGCAAGGTGCTCGCCGTGTTTGCCAACGCCCGCGACTGGCTGCTGGACGCCGGTGGCCGGATCATCCAGGGCCTGATCGACGGCATCCGCAGCGGCTTCGACCGGGTCAAGGGCGTGCTGCAGGACCTCACCGGCAAGCTGCCGGACTGGAAGGGTCCCGCAGTTGTGGACCGCGCCCTGCTGGTCAAGCCGGCGCAGCTCGTCATGGACGGCTTCATCGAGGGACTCGAGTCACGCTTCGCCGACGTGCGCGCGACCCTGGGCGACTTCACGGGCGACCTCGCGGCCTCGGTGTCGGTATCCGGCCAGGTAGTCGGCGAGGGTCCGGATGTCCTCACCCGTGACGACCTGGCCGACTTCGCCCGCGAGCTCGCGGACCGCCTCGCGGTTGCGTCGGCACGCATCGCGGAAGGGCGTCTTGATCTTGCTGGTGAGCAGCTGCGTGCACTCTCGTATCAGGGTGGGGAGGTGACGATCTGATGGCGTACACGTACGGCTCCTACGTCGGTCCCGGCGGCGCGCAGCGCATGCGGGTTGGGTACGAGATCGTCTCGATCTCGCCGGCCTCCCCGTCACCGTCCACCACCCAGGTGACGGTGCGGGTCCGCGTCGCGTTCATGACGGCCGGCTACGGCGTGTACGACGTCTCGAACCTGTTCGCCATCACGGGCGACATCTCGAAGTCGAGCTCGGCGGTGATCGACAACGGCTCCGGCGGGGCGCTGCCCGGCGGCCAGGAGCGTGTCATCGACGACTTCACCGTCAACTTCTCGCTGGTGCGCGGCTCGACCCAGACCAAGACCTTCACCGTGTCGCTGTCCGGCGTCGATGCGATCGGGTCCGGGTACACGGCGCAGGTGGCCGGCTCGGTCGTCATCCCCGCGCGCCCGTACGATGCGCCTGCGGCCCCGTCGGGCCTGGTCGTGACGCGCGTATCGGACTCGCAGCAGACCCTGTCGTGGTCCCGCAACGCGACCGCGGATGCGCCGTACTCGTCGCAGCAGGTCCGTCGCCGCACACGCATCGGCACCTCGTGGGGCTCCTGGTCCACCATCGCGACTGTCGCAGGCACGGCCCAGTCGTACACCGACAACACCACGATCGCCGACCGCGACTACGAGTTCGCGATCGTCGCGGTGAACGCGACCGGCACGGCCACATCGGCCGCCGCTCGCATCCAGACCACGCCTGCGGCCCCGTCCGCGCTCGCGGCCGCGAAGACGGCAGGTGGCGACATCGAGGTGACGCTGACGCCGGCGTCGCAGATCGCGGCCTGTGAGTACGAGCTCTACCACTCCACCGATGGCGGGGCGAACTGGTCGCTGCTGGACACGCTCGCTCCTGGCGAGCTCACGTTCCTGCACACCTCCCCGTCGCCGTCGGACTCGCACACGTACCGTGCGCGTGCTGTCACGCCGGATGTCAGCCTGTACTCCGACTACGCCACCTCCAACACGGTCCAGCTGCTCGCTCCCCCGGCCGCGCCGACGACCCTCTCTCCCAACGGCGGCGTGGTGGACGCGTCGGAGGACGTGCACCTCACTTTCGAGCACACCCCGGCCGACACGACGCCGATGGAGCAGTTCCAGGTCCGGCACCGTGAAGCTGGGGCTGTGTCGTGGACGGAGGAAACTGAGGTCTCGTCCGACACGGCGTTGTGGACTCTCCCCGCGGGCACGTACGCGTCGGGTCAGACGGTCGAGTGGCAGGTGCGCACCTGGGGCGCGCACGCGGACCCGTCGCCGTGGTCTGCGACCGCGACGATCATCATGTCGACGCGCCCCACGGTCGCGATCTCGTCGCCAGCCGACGCGTCGATCGTGCCGGACGCGCAGCTCACGGTGGAGTGGACCTACTACTCGGCGGAGTCTCAGCCTCAGGCCGCGTACCGCGCCACGCTTCGCGAGGGCTCGACGATCCTCGAGGTGGCGACCAGATCGGGCCCGGCCGAGCAGGCCACGTTCGCGACGCTGCTGAGTAACGGCGGCACGTACACCGTCGACGTGGAGGTCCGTGACGCGCTCGGCCTGTGGTCGCTCGTGTACACGGCGACGTTCGACGTCGAGTACCTGCCTCCCGCGCCGGTGGTGCTGCTGGCCGAGTGGGATCGCGCCACCGGCCGCGTGTACCTCACCGCGCTGCCGGAGGGCGCAACGGAGGACGAGACTGCCGAGGTCGTCGCGATAGACATTCAGCGCCGCATCGACGGCGGCGAGTGGGTCACCACGCACCGCAGCATGGCTGCCGATGTCAGCACCTACGATCCGCTGCCGACCACACGCGGGCTGAACGAATACCGCGCCGTCGGCTACTCCGCGCTCGGCGCGGTCACGGTCAACGCCGCCACGCCAGTCGAGGTCAACGAGCAGACCTTCGCCTACCTCAACTGGGGCCCCGCATTCTCCGAGGTGGCACGCCTGTGGGCGTCTCCCACGATCACCTCGAAGTCCGACCGCGCAAAGGCGCTCGAGCAGTTCGCCAACGCCGACTTCCCGACGCTCCTGGCCGGCCGCTCGCGCTCGCGGACCCTCGCCGTGTCAGCACGTATCGAGACTGCGCTCACGTCACCGTGGGAGGCGTGGGACGAGGCTGGCCTCGACGCGCTCGTCTGCGCGTGGCGTGACCCGCATGGCCGCCGGATCGAGGCCGGCGCGCTCGCGGGCGGCCAGTCCAACCGGCAGCTGTGGGCGCGCGGTGGCGACGTGTCGTTCACCATCACGCAGGTCACAGCATGAACGACATCTTCGTCCCGTCCCGCACGCCCCTGGAGGTCCTCACCGGCCACCGGGTGACCGGCTTCACCTACGAGCTGCTCGACCGCTCCGGCGGTGTCGTCGACGTCCTCACGGGCGCGCAGGACGGCGGCAGCCTCACGTGGGCCGCGAACCAGGCCGTCAAGGGCCGTGGCTCCATGCCGTACATCTTCGACCGCCAGCAGGTGCCCTGGGAGTCGTGCCGCATCAAGGTGTCTGTCACGGTGGAGTCGGCGTCGGGCAATGGTGAGGTGACGTGGGGACTTGGCGTGTGGGTGCCGAACATTCCCAAGTGGACTGATCGCGAGGTCGGATCGTTCGCCACGATCAACCTGCTGTCCCGCGAGGCGCTGCTCGAGCGCGTCCGCAAGCCGTACGGGTACGGACTGGCGGCCGGCACGCCGATCGTGGCCGCGATCCGTGACCTCATCATCGACGCGGGCGAACCGCCCGGCGCGCTCACGGACTCCGATGCCGTCCTCGCCGCCGATCGAGCCTGGCCGCCGGGCACGTCCGTGCTGTCCATCATCAACGACCTGGCGACCGCCGGCGGCTACTTCTCGCTGTACTCCGACGAGGAGGGCCAGTACCGCCTCTCCCCCGCGATCCGCCCGTCAGCGCGTGCACGGGCGTGGGACTTCATCGGCGCGCGAGCGATCTACCGACGGGACGTCGAACGCGAGCTGGATCTGTCGAGCGTGCCGAACGTGCTCATCGCCATCCAGCAGGCCGCTGGTGAGGAGCCGGCGCTGGTCGCGGTGGCCCGCAACGACGACCCTGAGGACCCGCTGTCGACGGTGAACCGCGGCGAGGTGTCGCTCGAGCCGGAGATCGTCGACGCCGCCTCTCAGGAGGTGCTTGACGCGTACGCGTCGCGCCGCCTCGCCGCGCTGCGCAACGCCACCGCCCGCGTCGTCGTGGAGCACGCCCTCGTGCCGTTGCGCGTGAATGACACGGCCCGCTTCCCTGTCCGTGACCGCGCCACCGGCGTGGACGAAATCAAGCTGCACACCGTGTTCCAGACCACCGCGACGCTGAGCCCAACGGCGCTCGCGAAGACCACGCTGCAGGAGGTGGTCATCGATGGATAGGCCCGAGCTCCTGCGTCCGCCGATGCCGCGCGCTCGCGAGCACTTCGCGTGGGCGACGGTGGTGAGCGCTGCGCCGCTTGCGGTGCAGATCGATGGGCACCCTGAGCCGCTGGCGGTGACGCCGCTGTCTCTGGTCGCTGACCTCGAACCGGACGACCGTGTGCTCGTCCAGTTCGTCAGGGGTGGCCTGGTGGTCGTGGGACGTCTGGGTGGCTCGGCCGCGCTCTACGGCTGGGAGCGGGTGGTGCCGTCGGGAGTTTCCAGCACGGGGGCCACGGCCACGGTGGACGCCAGTGGTGTTGTGACGTGCCCTGCGGGCACCACGGCTGTCGGTATCGACGGGATTCTCGACCCTGACTACGAGACCGAGGTGGTGTTCCGTGGGCGCACTATCGCAGGGGCTTCGACCGGGTACTCCATGCGGATGCGTGCGACAAGTGGCGGGGTGCCGGACACGAGCGCCGACTACCATGCGGCAGGCGCGTACTCGCAGAACACGGGCACGCAGGGATGGTATGGGGCAAGCGGAGCTACGTCTGCTCCCGTGGGTGCTATCTCCACGGGAGCTGCGCCGGGGGCCGGCTTCAACACCACCATCCGTCTTCGCCAAGCGTGGGTGTTACAAAGGTGGACGTATGGCTTCAATGCATGGAACCACTTCGCGATAGGTTCGCGGGCTGAAGGCTTTACTCCTAGCCCCTCCGGCCAGTACGACGGTCTGAGGTTCTTCCCGGACGGCACGGGTACGCCGTCGTTCCAAGGCGAGTTCACCGTCTATCGAAGGAGAATCTCGTGAACGAGGGGCCGCTCGACCCGCCCGCCTATACGTTGCCCACCATCGACGACATCCGCCGCGAGCAGTACGCGCGCCGTGCTGACCCGTTGTTCTTCAAATGGCAGATGCAACTCGCCACCGGCGAGGGCGACCCGGAGGAGACCCGTCTCGCTTGGCTCGCAGAGCGCGCAGCCATCCAAGCCGAGTTCCCGGAAGACGCCGGCTGAGCAACACGCTCGCCGCACTCTTGGTCCACATCACCTGACCACCAACCCGCAGCCCCGCTACGGCGGGGCTTTCGCATTGGAGGCATCATGGCCCGCAAGAACATCGACGGCGCAAAGTGGTTGAACACCGACGCCGCAGACTCCTACCTCCGAATGCGTTCGGCAGGCTGCCCCGCCGGTGTCACCGACGCTGGCCGCGACCCCCAGGCTCAAATCAACCTCTTCTTGGCGCGGTACAAGCCCCAAGCGACAGGCTCTGGCCCGTACGGTGACGTGCGTCACTGGCGCGGCACCCGGTATGTGCGCGTGTCGTCCGCTGGACCCGTCGCTGTGCCCGGCACGTCCCGTCACGAATCCGGCCTTGCGCTCGACCTGCCCGAACCGGCACGCTCGTGGGTCACCAAGAACGGCGCAAAGTTCGGGTGGATCGCAGGCATCGTGAAGGGTGAGCCGTGGCATTTCGAGTACCAGGCCGCCCGCGACACCATGAAGCCCAAGCCTGCCGCCAACGACTCCCTGCCGCTGCGCAAGGGATCCGTCGGGCCGCGCGTCGGTCGCCTCCAAGCGGGTCTGCGCAAGACGTTCCCCGCCTACGCCAAGTCGGTCAACGTCAAGCGTGGCGTGCTGATCGCGGTGGACAACATCTTCGGCGATCAGACCGACGCATGGGTGCGCGAGTTCCAGCGCCGCGTCGGAATCACGGTTGACGGCATCGTTGGCCCCGTCACGGTCAGCAAGCTCGCTGCCTTCGGGATCAGGGTGTGAGCGATGGCAGCCACGAGTGAGCCCACGCAGAAGGAACTTGTGATCGAGTTGAGGGGCGAGATGCGCGAAGGGTTCGCAGAAATCAAGGGCGAGATCAAGGCCCTCGCGCAGGTTGTCGTCTCCGGCAACGACGCTCGAGCCGCTGAGACCTCCGAACTGCGCAAGGACGTGGACGACCACGAGGATCGCATCCGCACCCTCGAAGCGAAGCCAACCGTCACTCCGAAGGGCTTGTGGGCCGTCGTGGTGTCTGTCGTCACCGTGGCTGGCACGCTGATCGGCATTATCTACGCCGTCATCGGCAAGTAGTACCCGCCCCGGCCAAGTCTGAGGAGGCGTGACATGGCGTCACTTCGAGGATGCGGAACCTGTGCGTGGCTGGCGGAGCGTCCCGCAAAGCAGCAGGAGACGTTCGCTGAACTCGTCGCCCGCACGCGAGATCGAGCTCGGCCCGACTGGACCATTGGCAGGTTGCTCGCGTGCATCCAAGAGGACGGCTACCCGTTCGAGTACGCCGCACTGAACCGCCATCTGCTCGGGTACTACAAGGACTGCCGTGGGGCTCGATAACCCGGATGCGGTGCCGCGACCACGACACCGCATGTCAACGCGAGCGAAGGTGCTCACGTTCGACATCGAGACCCGCCCAATGCAGGCGTGGGTGTGGGACGCCAAGACCCGGTACATCACCCCCGACAAGATCACCGACCACGGCGGCATGCTCACATGGGCGGCTAAGTGGTACGCCGAGAAGCCCGTCATGTTCGGCTCCCTGTGGGACGACGGGCACGAAGGCATGGTGCATCGCCTGTGGGAGTTGATCGACCAGGCTGACATTGTGGTCGGCTACAACTCCGACCGCTTCGACCTCAAACGCATCAACACTGAGTTCATCCGCCTGGGACTACCCAAGCCGCGACCCGTGCGCTCGGTCGACCTACTCAAGACGGTGCGGTCCCAATTCGGCTTCCCCTACAACCGTCTCGACGAGATCGCGCGCGAACTGGGTCTGCCGCGCAAAGTCACGCACCAAGGCTTCGGGCTGTGGACCGCGTGCATGGCCGGTGATGAGAAAGCCCGCAAGCTCATGCGGCGCTACAACTGTGGCGACGTGCGCGTGACGGAGACGGTGTACGACGCACTGCGCCCATGGATCCCCAACCACCCCAACCTCAACCTGTGGGCTGACCGCGACGACGACGGTCGCCCCATCGAAACGTGCTGCAACTGCGGCTCCACGAAACTCACGCGCCAAGCCGACTCGAAAGCACACACCGCACTCACCGCCTACGCGCTCGTGACGTGCGCCGCGTGCAAGACGCACATGCGCCGCAACTACGTCCTCGAGCGCACCACATTGCGCCCCGCACGCTGACGCACCACGTCCAGCCCCCACGCCTTGATTCCCCGCGATCAAGGCGTCGTGGTTGATCGCCAACTCCAAGCCCGACTTGGAGCAACCTTGCAGAAAGGCACCACCATGCAGCTCATCAAGGCGTCCGCCATCCGGGCGCTCCGCACTCTGCTCCAGGGCATCCTTGGTGCTGGCCTCGTGAACGCCGCTGTGGCCGCGTTCGTCGAGGGCGCCGACACCACCGCCCTGATTGCGTCCGTGGCTACCGTCCTGACGGCGGCGGTCGCATCGTTCCTGCAGGGCATCCTCGCCGGCCTTCCCGAAGTCGACGCCGCCGAGTCCCTGGCCGAGGCCGCGATGATCTACGAGACCGACACCGCGAACCTCCGCGAAGGCAATCCCACTGGTGACGAGACGTTCGGCCCCTGCGAACCGAACTGCACCGCCGACTGTGCGAAGTCGTGCCCCGACGCTGGTCCCGCCGCGGAAGCCAAGACTCCCGCCGCGTCCGCCTCGAAGGCCGCGTGGGTTGACTACGCCGCCGCGCTCGGCATGGACGTTACTGGCCTGACCAAGCAGCAGATCATCGAGGCGCTGGAGCGGCGATAACCACTGACGACGCCTGACGCGCCCAAGACTGCGCCCCCTCACCCACCGGTTCGCCGGACAGGGTGAGGGGGCGCTTTTTGGCGTTCTACGGCGCGAACGCGATGTCGCAGGGGATGGACTCCTGCACTCGACCGGCGATGGCGAGAATCGTGTCGGCCGTCAGCGGGGAGGCTGGATGATGCGCCCGCAGGTGCTCGTCGTCACGGTAGATGATGAACAGGCGCTCGTGCGGCTGGAGTCGCTTCATCGCAGCCACCGCCTCCAGCTCGAGTCGCGACACGCGCTCACACAGCTCGTCGAGGCGGACGGCGTTCGCGTCCGAGATCGTGCGCTCCCCGGACTCCCACCGCTGGACTGCGACGCGGGAGACACCCAAGGCTCGCGCCAGGGCGCGCTCGGTCATCGCGAGGTAGGCGCGCTTGGCGCGGATCTGCGCGGGCGTGTACGTGGCGATTCCGTTCGCCTCGGCCCAGGCGGCCTCGCGGTTCAGGTCGTGGCGCATCGCGGCGGCGTCCGTCTCGCGCATCACCTGGGCCATCTTTGCCTGCTCTTCGGGGTTCAGCTCGCGGCCCATCACGCCACCGCCTTCGCGAATCGGGCCACGAGGTTCGCGGTCACGCCGTCCACGTCCACCACGAGCATCGCGTTACGACCCTCGCCCTTGACCTCGACCACGGTGCCGGTCTTGCCTGCGCCCGTGACGACCTGGCCGACCTCGAAGGTGGGGTAGGTGGCCACTGCCTTGCGAGCCGCGCGGACCTGGCGAGCCTCGCGGTTGGCAACCTTCCTGGCCTCCGCGAAGCGAGCCGCACGCTCCTGCGCCTCTGCGTAACCGGGGGCGGCGCGGTGGGCGGCGGAGATGAGGTTGTCAGCGTAGCGGCGCTGCGCCTCGCTGATGCGGCCCATCGCGTGAAGGTCGCGGACCCGCTGGTCGAGGTTCTGGGCGCAGATGTTGTCCCA